CACCCCCACCCCGGCGACACCCCCCTATGCGCGCGGGGGGATGCACCTCTGATATGCGACCCCGGCAGACATTGTATGGTCAATCACTCTCGCTAGCTCCTCCCGCGCCCGCCCGCCCCCCGCCCGCCCGCCTCAGGCCCGCACTCATCATAATCGCCCACCTGCGCACGCGCGCGTAGCCTGCCATCCACCCGCTGTCAACCCCGCACCCGACATCACGGGGACCTGCCCCGGGGCGGCCCGTTTTTGCTCAATATCTTGTGTCAAGCCCTTTCCTCCGCCCCTATATCTTGTCTAAATCTAGCTTGACAGCGCGCGCCATATACCACATCCTGTTCCCGCCTTAACATTTGCCACAAGCGCCGCCATGCCCTCCGACCCCACCACCGCGCTGACCGAGGAGGAGTTCGACGCCATCCAAGCGCGTTTCCCTCCCGCGTTCGCCGGCAAGCGCAGGGCCGAAGTCCCTCTCTCCGCCCTCGTGGTGAAGGTCGAGCCCCTGACCGCCGAACACGTAGCCGCCGCCCAGCAAATGGTTGAGGAGGGCCGCAACCTCGGCGTCACCACACCGGACCTCAAGGCCATCCGCCACACTCACCACCGCCTCGCCCAACTGCTCGCGGGCGGCATGGATGAGATGGTCGCCGCCAAGCTCTGCAACTACTCAATCTCCCGCGTCTCCATCCTCAAGGGCGACCCGGCCTTCCAAGAGCTTCTGGCCCACTATTCCAACGTGGTGGATGATGCCTTCTCCGACTTCGCCACCGCTGCGGGCGAACTCTCCGTGGACGTGGTCCACCGCCTCCAACAGATGCTTGATGAGGAGCCGGAGAAGATTAGCCCCGGCACGCTGATTGAGATGGGCAAGTTCCTGGCCGACCGCAGCGGCAACGCGCCCGTCCAGCGCATCCTCAACACCAACGTGAATGTGAATCTCGGCGACCGCCTCCGTGCGGCTCGGGAGCGTGTTAGAGCGGCCGCGCTCCCGGCCATCCCTGACGGAGGCTGAACGCCGTGAAGGGGGGACCAAGCACCGAAGACCTGCTGCTGGAGGAGTTGGGCTCTTACGCCTGTCGTCCCCGCACCTGGGTCAGGTGGGCCTTCCCCTGGGGCGAGCCCGGCGAGTTGGAGCAGCGCAAAGGCCCTGAGTTGTGGCAGGACCGAGTGCTCACGCACCTTGAGGAGCGCCTTCTCGCCGGGCTCCTTACCCCCTCCCAAGTCATCTCCGAGGCCATCCAAATCGCCGTCCGCAGCGGCCACGACATCGGCAAATCGGCCCTCGTGTGTTGGTTGGTGCTTTGGGCCATCTCCACCCGTGAGGACACCAAGGGCGTAGTGACGGCCAACACCGAGAAGCAGTTGCGCCTGAAGCTGTGGGCCGAACTCGCCAAGTGGCACCGCCTCTTCATCGCCCGCCAGTTCTTCAAAGTCACGGCCACCTCCATCTCCGCGATGGACCCTGACCGTGAGAAGGAGTGGAGGATCGACGCTATCCCGTGGAGTGAGGATAACCCCGAAGCCTTCGCTGGCCTCCACAACTACGGCAAGCGCATCCTCGTCATCTTCGACGAGGCGAGCGGCATCGTGGACAAGATTTGGGAAACCATCGACGGGGTGATGAACGAGTCGGATACCGAACTCATTTGGGTGGCGACCGGGAACCCAACCCGTAACACGGGCCGCTTCCGTGAATGCTTCGACCCGAAAGGCCAGGGCCAATTCTGGCACACCATCAAGGTCGATTCCCGCGAGGTCTCCTTCACCAACAAGGATCGCATCCAACGCCAAATCGACCTGTGGGGCGAGGACTCCGACTTCATCAAGGTCCGGTGGCTGGGCGAGTTCCCCGAAGCGGGTGTCTCCCAACTCATCCCCAGCGACGTGGTGCGCCTCGCCCAAGTGCGGGAGCCCGTGAGCTTCCACTTCGAGCCCCTGATCCTGGGCGTGGATGTGGCGCGCTACGGTGACAACGAATCCGTGGCCTGCTTCCGCCGGGGCAAGGATATGCGCAGCCTCCCCGTCTTCCGCTGGCGCAAAACCTCCACCACCGAACTCGGCTCCCTAATCGCGGGGTTGATCCAGCAGTACGGCCCCGACGCGGTGTTCATCGACGAGGGCGGCGTGGGCGGGGGCGTGATCGACTTCCTCCGCCATCTGGGCCACGCTGTAACGGGCGTGCAGTTCGGCTCGGCGGCCTCAATTCCGCTGGGCGGCGAGAAAGCCTACAACAAGCGGGCGGAGATGTACCTCAGCTTGCGGACGTGGCTGCGTGAGGGCGGCTCCATCCCCTACGACCCCGAACTCGGCCGCCAACTCATTGCAATTGAGTACGGCCACTCCAAGGCCGGCAAGCTCAATGACGCCATCATGCTCACGCCGAAGGAGGAGATGGACGAGTCGCCGGACTGGGCCGATGCCTGCGCCCTAACCTTCGCCTATCCCGTGGCCGGCAAATCACGCAAGGCCGCGCCGAAGATGACCTCCGACTACAACCCCCTCTCATGGGACGCCTTCACCTCCGCCGTCCCCGCAGAAGGAATACACTGATGGGCTTCCACGCACCCAAGGTCCAAACCCCAACCCCGCTCCCTCCACCCCCAACTCCCGCCACGGCCTACAGCGCCCCCAAGCCCGTGGAGCGCCCGAACCTGGGCGGCACCTTCCTCACCGGCGGCGCGCTGGGCGACCCAACCACCAAGCAGCGCAAGACGCTGTTGGGCCAGTAGGTGTACGCGGTGGTCAGCTACTCCACATTCGGCTGGGCCATGTTCCTCACCTTCTGCGCGGGCACCTGCTTCGGAATGTATGTGATGGCGATCTTCCAAGTCGGCGCGCGGAAGGGGGATGAAGACTGATGGCCCTCGCCTATCCCCTCAGCGCCGAAACCGCGCAGTACGTGAAGCTGAAGTTGGATGGGCAATTCAGCGGCATGGACCAAACGCGCCGCAGCTTCTGGACGCACTGGGCGCGCCTCGCAGAGGTGTTCCTCCCCCGCCGCTACAAGTGGTTCATCACCCCGAACCAATATAACCGTGGGGGCCAAATCAACCAATCCATTATCGACGAGACGGGGGTGATTGCGGCGCGCACGCTCTCCGCCGGGATGATGAGTGGATTGACCTCGCCCACCCGCCCGTGGTTCCGCCTCGCCCTCCACGACCTCGCCTACATCGACTACGGCCCGGTGAAGAACTGGCTCTCCGAGTGCGAGCGCCGGATGATGAAGGTGTTGGCACAATCCAACTTCTACCAAGCCCTGGGCACCCTGTACCACGACAACGGCGTCTTCGGCTCGGCCTCCATGCTCATCTATGAGGACCCCGACCAAGTAATCCGCTGCTACAACCCCTGCCTCGGGGAGTTCTACTTCGACCTCGGCCCGCGGTTGGATGTTAACGTGCTGGCCCGCGAGTTCACACTGACCGTGCGCCAAACCGTGGAGATGTTCGGGCTGGAGAATGTGAGCACCTCCACCGCGCAGGCATACAAGGCCGGCGGCGCGCAGTTGGCGCGGGAGGTGGTAATCCGCCACATCATCGAGCCCAACACCCGCCTCTATGGCCAGGACCAGAAGCCGATGGAGTGGGTGGTCCCGCCGAAGTTCGCCTACCGCGAAATCTACTACGAACGGGGCTCCTCTGACGCCACCAACCCCCTGCTATCGTGTGCGGGCTTCAACGAGAAGCCGTTTGTGGGCGCGCGCTGGGACACCGTGTCCAACGATCCCTACGGCCGCAGCCCCGGCATGGATGCGATGCCCGCCACCCTCCAACTGCAAATCGAGCAGCGGCGGAAGGCGGAGGCCATCGACAAGCTTGTGCGCCCGCCGATGAATGCGTCGGTCAACATGCGGAACGAGCCCGCCTCCATCCTGCCCGGCGCAATCAACTACGTCACCAACATCGCCGACGCGGGCTTCAAACCCGCCTATCAAGTGGACCCCCGAATCGCCGAAATGATGCAGGACATCATTGAGGTGCAGAACCGCATCAAGTCCGTCTTCTTCGTTGACCTCTTCCTCATGATCTCCAACCTCCAAACGGTGCGGACGGCTACGGAGATTGACGCCCGGCGCGAGGAGAAGCTCATCCAACTCGGCCCCGTGATTGAGCGGTTTGAAAATGAAGTCCTCGATCCTATTATTGATCGCGTGTTTGCTATCATGTCCCGCCGCGGCCTGCTCCCTCCCCCACCCCAAGAGATTGCCGGGGCCGAAATCAACGTGCAGTACATCTCCATGCTGGCTGAGGCTCAGCGTGCGGCCTCCACAGCGGCTATTGAGCGCGTCTTCCAACTCACCGGCAATCTCGCCGCCCTGATCCCCGACGTCACCGACAACATTGATTGGGACAAGGGCATCGACCGCTACGCCGACTATCTCAACGTGGACCCCGAAATCATCCGCCCGAGCGTGGAGGTGGCCGCCATCCGCAAGCAGAAGGCGCAGCAGGCGCAGGCTGAGCAGGCCGCCCAGGCGACCCTCGCCGGCGTCCAGGCCGCCCAACAGCTTAGCGCCACGAAGGTTGGTGGGGGCGAGAACGCCCTCGACTATGTGCTGGGGAACGCCTGATGTTCGCCCTATCCCAAGCCTCTCTCATCCGCCTCGTTGGCGTCCACCCGGACCTCACCGCCGTGGTCCAACTCGCCATCCAACTCTCCACCGTGGACTTCAAGGTGGTGGAGGGCGTGCGGACGGTTGAGCAGGCGTTGACGAATTGGGGCAAGGGCCGCTCGCAGATGGAGTGCATCGCGATGGGCGTACCGATTGTGTACGCCAAGCCCGAGGCGGATAAGGTGACGTGGGTGCGCCACCCTCTCAGCACCCTCCACCTCCGCCAATCCGACGGCTATGGCCACGCGGTGGACCTCCTACCCGCCCCCTACGATTGGAAGGACCTCAAGCTGTTTGATGAGGTGGCCTTCGCGATGTTCCGCGCCGCCTCCCAAAAGGGCGTCCACATTCGGTGGGGCGCGGATTGGGATGAGGACGGCCGCCCTCGTGAGAAGGGGGAGACCGACAACCCCCACTTCGAGTTGAGGGCGCACGCATGACCCTTATTGACTCCATCGACCCCGCCGATCGGAGGCAGGCGCAAGCCGAGCGCCGGAACGCCAAGCTGAAGGACGTGCGGCGGGATGATGAACGCATCCGCAAGACTGTGATCCAGGCGTTGATGAGTGAGCCCCGAGGCCGCCGCTACGTTTGGCAGGAGCTTGCGGAGTGCAAGGTATTCACCCAGACCATCGTGTTCGCCGCGGGCGGGACGATGATGACCGCGTTTAACGAAGGCATCCGCTCCGTCGGCTTGAGGCTGCTCGCTGATGTGACGCGCTGGTGCCCCCAAGAATACATGAAGATGACCGTCGAAAACGCGGCGGTCGAACTTAAGGATGAGATTGATGGCGGAAGCGACGACGACCCCGGCACCGAGTGAGCCGACTACACCTTCCCAAACCGTGACTGAGCCGACCCTACCGCCTGCTGAGGCGTCCGTCGCTCCTGCCATCACGCCCCCCTCCACCGAAGCCTCCCCGCTCGGTGGGGAGGGGGCGACCAATCAGCCAGGCGCTGAGAGTGAGAGTGGGCCGGCGAGTGAGGCCGCGCCCATTGAGTATGACTTGAAGTTCCCGGAAGGCGTGACGCCCGCCGAGGATGCTTTGACGGCCTTCAAGACGTTCGCGCAGGAGCGCGGCCTCAAGAATGAAGACGCCCAGCAACTCGTCGATATGTTCGTCTCCCAAACCACGGCCGGCCAAACCTCCCTCCGCGAGTCCATCGCGGCCGAGCAAACCGCGGCGTGGACCTCCATGATCGACGGATGGAAGGCGGACCTCCGCGCCATGCCCGCGTTTGACAGCCCCGAGAAGCTGTCGGCCGCGCAAGTGGCGATGGGCTCCGCGCTGGATGAGTACGGTTCCCCCGAGGCCCGCCAAGCGTTCGACCTGACTGGCGCTGGGTGGAACCCGCACATCATCTCCTTCATCCACCGCATGGCGTCCGCGCTGCAAGAGGGCAAGCCGCTGGTCCCCAGTCCCCAACCTCCCCGTACCGGCCCCAAGACCCCTGGTCAGGCCCTGTACGGCGACACCGAAACCCAAGGATAACTAACACATGGCTACCCTGACTCCCGGCGCGATGACCTACGCTGAGTGGGCTCTCCGCCAAGACCCGAACGGGCGCCTCTCCACCCTCGTCAACATGCTCTCCCAGGCCAACGGCATTCTGGACGACATGATGGCGGTGGAGTGCCAGAGCGGCAACGCCTTCGAGTACACGCAGGTGGTGAAGCTCCCCACGCCGAGCCGCCGCGTTTACAACACGGGCGTCGCCCGGACCCTCGCGGGTGTGGCGAAGCTGACCGCCACCTGCAAGCAGTACGCCGACCAAGTGGTCATCGACAAGGACCTCGCCGAACTCGGCGGGAACCTCAACGAACTGCGCGCCGCTGAGGTGTCCCTGCACATGCAGGCCCTGGGCCAAACCGTCGCCTCCGACCTGTTCTACGGCAACGGCTCCTCGGACCCCACCCAGTTCACGGGCCTCGCCAACATTTACAACACCGTCAACACCTCCACCTCCGCGATCGCCAAGAACGTGCTCGACATGGGCGGCACGGGCTCCACCAACACCTCCATGTGGCTGGTGAACTGGGGGCCGAAGGCCATCCACACCATCTTCCCGAAGGGCGTGGTGGCGGGCCTGGAGCACAAGGACTTCGGCCTCGTCCCCAACATCGCGGACGCCAACGGCAACACCTTCCCCGGCTACCTCGACTGGCTGTCGTGGAAGTTGGGCCTCGCGATCCACGACTGGCGGCAAGCCGTCCGCGCGTGCAACATCGACGTCTCGCTGCTCAACGGCGGCTCCGCGGCCAACCTCATCACCATGCTCTCGAAGATGGTGCAGCGGTTGCCGGTCCAGCCGGTGGGTGTGGGTCCGGTCAACACCTCCGACTCGGCGCCTGACCAGATTGTGATGGGGCGCCCGGTCTTCTACTGCGACCGCACCATCCTCGAATACCTGGACATCCAGGCGCAGAACAAGACCAACCTTCTGCTCCAGATGAACCAGTGGGACGGCCACACCATCATCACCTATCGCGGCGTTCCCATCCGCTGCGTGGACGCGCTGCTGGACACCGAGAGCCGCGTGACCTGATGGCCGCACCCATCCACACCCTTCAACCCTTTCAGGACACCATCTAATGCTCGACCTTTCTCTCATCTTCGATGGCTCGGTTGCCACCACTGGCACCGGCGTGCCTACGGGCCAAGCCATCACCGCGACCGCCGCCTCCACCAACGTGATCGACTTCCTGGCCAACCGGGATGTGGGCGCGGGGGATGATCTGGAGGCCCACGTTTTGGTGACGGAGGCTTTCGCCACCCTCACCTCCCTCCAGATCGCCTACCAGACCTCGGCGGACAACGCCACCTTCGTCAACGTCATGCTCTCGCCGGTGATCCCGGTGGCGAGCTTGGTGGTGGGGGCGTTGCTGTTCCGCTACAAGGTGCCGGTGTTCCAACTCCTCGACGTTCTCCCGCCGAACCGCTATCACCGCCTGAACTACACCGTCGCCGGCTCCAACGCCACGGCGGGCAAGGTCTTCTCCTTCCTCACGGGCGGCGGCGACCGGCAGAACTTCGTCCCCTACGGCCCGAACTACACTGTGGGAGCGTAATAGATGGCTAGATACCAAACCCTCAGCCCGACCTTCATCGCGCCGAACCTCCTTCCCGAGGGCACCATCTTCACCATCGGCGACGACTACGAGCCGGGGCCGCACCTCCTCCCGCTGGATGACGCGGCGGAGAAGGCAATGGCGAAGTGGGAGAAGAAGGTGGGCAAGGCTGCGGAAGCGGCCGCCCCCCTCGACCTCACCACGGGCATGACGGTGGAGGGCACGGTGGGCTTGAAAGAGCCCGAGGTGCTCGACCTCGCCTCCGCGCAGACGGAGAGGGCCAAGCCGGGGCCGACGGATGGAGGGAAGATCGAAAGTGCCGCAAAGCCGGTGGCCGATCCGTCCCCCCTCCCCGACCCGACCGCGGCCCCTCCGCCGCCCTCCACTGACAAGAAATAGTCTGTGTGCAACTTGGGGGGCCTTCGCGCCCCCCACTCTTTACAGGACCCAGACGATGAACAGGTTTCTCGCTTATTTAGGGGCTCTACTTCTCCTCGCGGGAAGCCTTGTTTGCGCCCCTCAACACGCCGCCGCCCAAGTGGTGGTGGTGCCCTCCTGCTCGGGCAATAGCCCCCCGCTGGGCTCGGGCACGCTGCTCACCGACAACACCGGCTCCCTCTGCACCAACGCGACGTTGAGCGGGGGCTCGCAGATCGCCGCGCCCTCTTCCGACATCAGCGGCACCGTGACCTTGGGCGGCACCTACCAAACCGTCCTCGCCTCGAACTCCAGCCGCAAGGGATGCCTCATCCAAAATCCCACCACCGCGACTGAGGTGTTGAGCGTGAAGGTGGGGACGATGGCCCAACCCTACACCCTTGCGGCGGGCGCGGCCTTCTCATGCAACAACGGCCCGGTGGTGGTGACTGACACTATCACCCTCACCGCCGCCACCACCTCCCACGCCTTCGCGGGCACCGCGCAATGAGGCGGCTCCTTGCAACCCTCCTCGCGTGTGCGCTGGCGACTGCGGCGTATGCGCAAGGGATCATCAATCCGCCGGGTGGCGGGGGCTCGGGCTCGGGCACCGTCACGAGCGTAACGTGCGGCACGGGTCTAACCGGCGGCACCTTCACCACCTCGGGCACCTGCGCCCTCACCACCCCGGTGGCGGCGGCCAATGGTGGCGCGGGCACAATTACCGGCGCGTTGAAGGGTAATGGTGCGGGTGTGGTGAGTCAGGCCGCTGCGGCCGACCTCTCCAACGGCACGACGGGCTCGGGCAGTGTGGTGCTCGCCACCTCCCCGACGCTAGTTACTCCGGCGCTGGGTACGCCCGCCTCGGGCACGCTGACGAACGCCACGGGCCTGCCCATCTCCACGGGCGTGAGTGGCCTGGGCACGGGTGTGGCGACCTTCCTCGGCACGCCGTCGAGCGCCAACCTCGCCGCGGCCTTGACCGACGAGACGGGCACCGGCGCGAACGTCTTCGCAAACTCCCCCACCCTCGTCACTCCAGCCCTTGGCACGCCCTCCGCGCTCGTCGGCACCAACATCACGGGCACCGGCTCGGGCTTCACGGCCGGCAACGCCAACCAACTGTTGAGCGCGACGTGGGCCTCCCCAGGCACCATCGGCTCAACCACGCCCAGCACGGGCGCATTCACCACCATTTCCGCCACGGGGAAGGTGACGACTGCGGCCTCGGCTGTGGGCGGGGCGGGCCTGATCCTCCCCCACGGCACTGCGCCCACCTCCCCGGTGAATGGCGACGTGTGGACCACCACCACCGGCATGTATGTGCAGATCAACGGTGGGACGGTAGGGCCGCTTGGAACGGGTGGAGGTGGCGGGACGCCGGGCGGCTCCAACACCCAGGTGCAGTATAACAACTCCGGCGTGTTCGGCGGCGCTGCGGGTCTCACGACGGACGGCACCAACCTAACGCTGGGCTCCTCCTCCGCGTTGAACTGGTCCACCGACGTGACGGTGCTGCGGGATGCGGCCAACGTCGCCTCCCTCAACTCGGGCACAAGCTCGACGGAGTGGCGACTCTATAATACGTGGTCCTCGGCGGGCTCGAACTACGAGCGCGCGACCCTGGGCTGGAAGGACACGGCCAACACCTTCGTCCTGGCCACCCGAGCGTTGGGCACCGGCACCGCCCGCCCAATCACTATCTCCTCGGGCGGCGGCCTGTTCCTCCAATCCAACGGAGCGTCCGGTCCCTTCTGGTCCCTCCTCACCACCGGCTTCCTCCAGCCGAACACCACCAACTCCTACGACATCGGCGATTCCTCGCACACTATTAGAAACGTGTATGTAGGGACACAGCTTATCTCCTCAGTCGCCACCGGCACCGCGCCCTTCACCGTCGCCTCCACCACCAACGTCGCGAACCTCAACGCCTCTAGTCTGAACGGTGCCACGTTTGCCTCGCCTGGCGCGATTGGAGGGACGACGCCGGGGACGGGGGCCTTCACGACGCTTAGCACCACCGGCGTGGCCTCGCTTGCGGGCATGACCAACACCGCCGGCGAGATCAACCACATCCGCAACGTGACTGCGGCAGGGGCGATCACTGTCACCTCCGCCGACTACATAGTGTTGGTGAACAAGACGAGCGGGGCAGCCACCACTGTCAATCTCCCCGCCGGGGTGGATGGCACCACCTTCGTCATCAAAGACATGAAGGGCGACGCGGCCACCAACAACATCACCATCACCCCCGCGAGCGGCAACATCGACGGAGCGGCCACTAAGGTCCTCAACATCAACTATCAATCCGCCAACGTGACCTACTCCTCGGCCGCTGGCCAATGGCTCGTGTGGTGAGAAAGGACTGAGAGATGAAGCTTAAGCACCCCTTTGCCCTTGCCGCCGCCGCGATTGCGCTGGCTCTGGCTCAACCCGCCGCCGCCAGCTATGCGCCTGTCGCGACGCCGACCACGGCCAACCCGACCAGCACGCTTACGCGGCCTGCCAACACCACCGCCTACACGGCGCTGAACCTGATCGCGTCCTCGACCACCGCAGGTTCGGTAGTGGTGCCCACCGTCGCCATCCCGGCCACCTCTGCGTGCTCCGGCGACGTGGCGGTGTTGAAGCTTAGCTCCAACCACACCACCGGGCTCTCAGGCATCAGTGTGGTGGTGCGGCTGTGGTCCACGGCCCCGACCTACACCAACGGCGACGGGGGCGCGTATGCTGTGGCGACGAGCGGCAACGGCGCGAACCTCCTCGGCATCTTTTCCGGCACCTTCGAGCAGTACGCAGATGGGGCGGCGGCGATTCTCACTCCGCAGCCCGGCTTCGCCTATTCGTTGAAGCTGGCGAGCGGCACGACGGTGGCGTGGGACCTCCAGACCCAACTCGGCTTCACTCCACAATCGGGTAAGACTTTCACCCTGTCGCCGTATGTGAAGCAGGACGCCTGCTGATGCGCCGCCTCTGGCTGACCCTTGCGGCCCTGTTTTGGGCCAGTGCGGCGCTCGCCAATCCGGTCGCGCCGATCGCCAAGGCGGGCGTCAATCCGCCCGGCGTTCCGCCCGAACTCGTCTACGTCGGCGGCATGGAGTTCAATGACCCGGCGGGCCTCAACGTCCGCAAGAACGGGCCGATGGATTGGGAGCGTGACAAGGGCGTAAACACCAACTCCGCGACAACCCCCGGCGATAACGTTGGGCTGAATTGTGGCCAGACGTTCGAGGGCACCTCTGCTACGGTCACTGTGACGGGCGGAGGCGGCCAACAGGGCGAGTGGATTCCCGACTGCCAGTACTCGGCGACGGTGGGCGGCGGCTACCCTGCCACGGGGCAAGTCGCGCAGGCCAACGGCTTGCTAACGCTGACGGTCCAACCCACGCCCTCGCAGATCAGTGGGGCGCTCCCCACTACCTACTGCCCGTTCACCGTCACGGGCGGCACGGGTGGGGTGTCGTCTACGACGCTGACCGTCTCGGCGGTCACGTCGGGCTCGGTGTGCGGCGGCTCCTACATCGCCGGCACGGGCGTCTCGGGCACTCCACAAATCGCCGCCTTCGGCACCGGCACGGGCGGGACGGGCACCTACACCCTCTCCTCCGCCCAGACGATCGCCAACGGCACCACAATCACCAACACCGGGAAGTGGCCCTTCGCCGGTGGTTGGGTAACTACCCGCTCCTCCTTCGCCTTCAAGCCCCCGTATTGCGTGGCGACCTACGCCACCGTGCCGACGGTCAACGGGACGTGGGGCGTGGGTTGGAGCCAGACGCGCAACCAAACCATCACCGCGCAGTCGAACGGGCAGATTGAGTTCGACCATCCTGAGTACACGATCATCCCCTACCCGCAGGAGCCCGCGACCAACTTCCACTACAACATCAACAATTCCGGCGGCACCTACTTCAACGCCGGCATGACGACGAAAATGACGACGAACCCGCAGAACGGGTTCCACACCTACGTCGTCTGCGCGCCCGCCCACGTGGGCCAGTACGCAACGTGGTGGACTGACGGCATCCTCCAACGCCGTTACCAAATCCCCACAACCATCACCGACAGCATCTACTCCAGCCAATTCCACTATTGGATTCTCACCCTAAGCGCGGGCAACACCTCTGCGTTCCCGGCAGTGATGTCGCCGAGCGCCAGCGACACGATGAAGGTCGATTGGGTTCGGGTCTATAAGCCCCGCAACTCCATCAAGACGAGTACGGTGGATGGTGCGGGGGCGGACTACTTCATCAATACCAATGGTGATGGGACCGGCCTGGGGGCGGAGAAGATTCAGATTGATGGCTCGCCCACCGGCGCGAGCCAGTGCTGCGCTGGGAGCTGGACGGCGCGCGGCTCAGCAACCTTCACCACGGGCTCCTCAGTGGACGGCCTCCCCGCCCCTGCCGTCATCACCGGCGCGGCCTCCGGCGGCAGCTTCCTCGACGGGCGGGAGTATTTCGGCAACACCACGCTCGGGAACGTGGCGAACTCCCAAGCCTACGCGATCACCGTCGATTACAACTATGGCACCTCGTCCTCAATCCTGGTGCAGTTCTACACCCCCGCCGATGGCACCTTCTACCGCGCCACGGTAGCGGGCACGACGGTCACGGTGTTGCAGGCTGGAGGCGGGTGTACGGGCGTGGTGACTACCGTGGCGAGCCACAAACACTTCGCCTGCACCTTCACCTCTGGCGCGGCCTCAGCGGGCTATTGGGACATCACGGTCGGCCCCAACTCCTCCTCCGGCTCGCAGAATGTGACCGTATACAAGGTTAGCGTCCGCCCCACCTCTGCAATCTTCCCCTAGGAGGCTGTTGTGCCTTGGACTCCGAAAGACGCCGAGAGCCACACTAAGGCCGCGAAAACGCCCGGTCTCAAGAAGCGGTGGAGTGCAATCGCCAACGCCGTCCTTCAAAAGACGGGGGATGAGGCGATGGCGATCCGCACCGCCAACGCGCGGATGCATGGGGTGGGCGACCGCCTGTACGAGGAGAAGAAGTAATGGGCTCGCCCATTGACATCTGCAATATGGCCCTCTCCGACATCGGGGCGCGCAGCACGATTGCGAGCTTTGATGAGGGGTCGAAGGAGGCCGCCGCTTGCGCGGTGTGGTACGACGAACTGCGGCGCTCGCTGCTGAGGGGTGCGCCGTGGGGGTTCGCGCGGAAGACTGCGCCGCTGAGTGCCCAACCCACGACCCAGTGGCCGTGGAGCTATATGTACACCTACCCCGCCGACTGCCTCAAGGCGCGCTACATCCTCCCGCCCCCACCAGCCGATTGGGACCCCACGCAGGGGAGCGTGCTGTGGCCGTGGACCGGCCCCGACCGCGCCTACCGCTTCCTTATCGCCAACAACTTCGACGGCACGTTCCAACGGAAGGTACTGCTTAGCAACGTGCCCGACGCCTACCTCATCTACACCGTGGATGTGGAGAATGTGGAACTCTTCGACCCGTTGTTTAAGCAGGCGCTTGCGGCGTGGTTGAGCGCGAAGATCGTGTTGCAACTGACCGGCAACGTGCAGATGCGGGCCGCCTTCCTCTCCACGGCGAAGGATGCAGTGGATTCGGCGCGGGCGATTGATGGGAACGAGGCGCTGGCGACCACCGACCACACGCCGGATTGGATTGTGGCTCGCGGACTCCCCGCCGCCTACCAACAGTTCGGCAACTACAACCTCCCCGGCATTTGGTACTCGGGCTTTGACGCCATTGCGTGGGGCGACTGATGGCCCAAACGGTCCTCCAAACCTCCTTCGCGGCGGGTGAGCTAAGCCACAACCTCTACGCCCGTGTGGACCTCGACAAGTACCACGTCGGGGCGGCGCTCATGCGCAACTTCTTCGTGGATTATCGGGGAGGGGCGAGTACGCGGATGGGCACGCGGTTCATCGACCGCACCAAACTCCAGGCGTTGACCGCCCGCCTCTTACCCTTCATCTTCTCCCAATCCGAAAGCTACCTGCTTGAGTTCGGCCAACAATACATCCGCTTCTATGTGAACGGCCAACAGTTGTTGGATGCGAGCCACGCCATCCTCGGCATTTCCACGGCCAACCCCGCCGTGTTCAATGTGACGGGCCACGGCTATGCGGGGGGCGAGGAAGTCTACCTCTACAATCTCCCCTCCTACCCAACTATCAACCAGCAGAACTTTCTGGTGGTGTTGATTGACGCGAACCACTTTAGCCTGACGACGCTGGATGGGGTGGCCGTGAGCGGGGCGGGCTTCCCCGTCTACGCCGATAGTGGGCTGGTGGCCGAGGTGTATGAGGTGGTTTCGCCCTACTCCGCCTCCGACCTCCCTCTGCTTAAGTACACGCAGAGTGCGGATGTGATGACGCTGACACATCCTGACTACGCGCCCCGCAACCTCACGCGGACGGGGGCCTCCACCTTCTCCCTCTCCACCATAACCATCGGGCCGGGATTGGCTGCGCCGACGGGATTGGCTGCCACCCCAACCTCTGCGGGCACCTTCCGCTATGGCTACACGGTTGTGGCGGTTAGTGCGGCGGGGGATAAGAGTGAGGGAGCGACCCTGGCATACGCCGACAGTGCGCCCCTCGACCCCCTCAACGCCACGCCCAAGGTGGTGGACCTCGCGTGGACCGCAAGCGTTGGAGCCGACCATTATGAGATTTATAAATGGGGTCCAGTACCCAGCACTTCCCACCAACCCACCTTCTTCGGCTACATCGGGCAGACTACGGCCGTCAACTTCACTGACACGAACATCGCCCCCGATTTTAGCGCGGGGGTGCCCGAGTTCCGCAATCCCTTCGCCGCCTCCAACTACCCCGGCTGCGTCACCTACTTCGGGCAGCGGAGGTGGTATGGGGGATTGAAGAACAGCCCCGAGGAATTGGATGGGTCGAAGGTCGGCCAATACGACAACTTCGACGTGGCCGCTACGGTGAATGATGATGACGCCATCCAAATCGGCATCGCCTCGCGGCAGGTCAACAACATCAAATCCCTCGTGCCGATGGCGAGCGGGTTGGTGGTGCTAACGGAGGGGGGTGCGTTTCAACTCTCCGGCGGCTCACCCACCGCGGCCATCACTCCCTCGAATGTGGTGGCGCTGCCGCAGGCGAGTGCGGGCGCGAATGACGTGCCCCCCATTGTCATCAACTACGACATCCTCTTCGTGCAGAATAAGGGGGCGATTGTCCGCGACCTCGCCTACAACTTCTACCTCCAAACCTACTACGGCTTCGACCGCTCGGCCCTCGCCAACCACCTCTTCTTCGGGCACCAACTGCTTGAGTGGACCTACGCCGAGGAGCCGTTTAAGATTGTGTGGGCGGTGAGGGAGGATGGCATTCTGCTCTCGCTGACGTATGTGCCTGAGCAGGAGGTGTATGGGTGGGCGCGCCACGATACCGCGGGGTTTGTGGAGAGCGTGTGCTCGGTGCCTGAGGGGGATGAGGATGCGGTCTACATCATCGTCCAGCGGCAGGACGGGGCGGGGAACATGCGCCGCTATATCGAGCGGATGGCCTCCCGCAAGTTCAACCGTGTGGAGGACGTGTGGTGCCTGGATTCGGCCGTTGGCAACGTACTCCGCCGGCCCCTGACCCCGATCATCGGCACCTCTGTTGCGGACGGGGTTGTGACGTTCACCGTGGGCGGCACCTCCGGCCCGGTGTGCAATGTGGGGGACATCATCTGGTTGGATGTGGGCGGGAAGGTGC